AAATTGCTTTGAAGAAACTAGGGGCGAAAGTTGATAATTATTATGCAAGTGAAGTTGATAAGTATGCAATTTCGATTGTAGAAAAAAACTTTCCAAACACTATTCATCTTGGCGATGTGACTAAAATTACATCCGTTCCATATAATGTCAAAATTGATTTATTAATCGGTGGTTCACCGTGCCAAGGTTTTAGTAAATCTGGCAATAGATTAAATTTTGAAGACCCACGAAGTAAATTGTTTTTTGAGTTTGTAAGAATTTTAAAACTTACAAAACCAAAATACTTTATGCTTGAAAACGTGGTTATGAATAAAGAGTCTAGAGATATTATAAGTGAATATCTTGGGGTCGAGCCTATCGAGATTAATTCTAATCTTGTTTCAGCACAATCCAGACGAAGACTTTATTGGACAAATATACCTAACGTTACAGTTCCAGAAGATAAAGGAATTGTTATTAGAGATATTTTAGAAGATAACGGAATTGCTGACATGGTTATTAATCAAGGTAAGCAATTGGCAAAAGCTGATATAAAAAAATCTCATTGTTTAATGGCAAGAGATTATAAAGGCTTTGGCAATCAAGGTATGACTGGAATTAGATTAAAAGATAATTCTGTTGTATCAAAAGACGGTCTTAATCATGTAGGCAATGAGATTGAGATTGTAAAAGTTCGTAAACATAAAGTAGATATAAAAAATCTACAAACTGTTTTACGTTATCATAAAGGAAGAGTTGCTAATTTAAGTATTAGTCAAATTGCTTCTTTTTGCCATGTACCTAAAACACAAGCTGAACATTGGTTTAGAACAGATAGTTCTTTTTCAATTCCAGACCCAGAGTCTTGGATGTTTTTAAAAGAATGTTTAGGTATTGAAACAGACCAATTTGATAAATCAATTACAGAGTTTGAATACCGTGAAGGTGTCTTCGAACAAAGTTCTAGAGTTTATCATGTTGACGGTAAAGCACCGACTTTAACTAGCACGTTGGCAAGTAAACAAAAAGTTTACATACCATTAGATAAAGTCGAAAGTAAAAACGGATTAATATTAAAAGGTCATGCAGAATTAAATGGTCACGATGTATTAAAACGTGTTTACGATAAAGACGGAAAGTCACCTACATTAAATACTTGTGGAGGTGGTAACCGTGAGCCTAAAATTAGTTTAGGCAATAAGCAATGGCGTAAACTTACGCCTTTGGAGTGTGAGCGTTTACAAACTGTTCCAGATAATTACACGGAAGGCGTATCAAATACTCAAAGATACAAAATGCTTGGTAATGGTTGGACGGTTGATGTGATTGCTCATATTTTTAAAAACATAACTACAAAAGGAGAAACATATGAGCGAAACTATCAACAAGTTTCAAGCAAGGTTGTTGGCAAATCCGTGTAATAAAGACGGTATTGGAAATTATCTTTTTTACGGAGTGCCAAACGACTTTGAAGGCGAATTGTTTATGAAATTATTTAAACGATATTTAAATCCTAAGTTTAAATATTATAGACAATTTAGAAAACAAGGGTCTTGGAGTCATTCAGTAAATTCAACAGACGGTGACAGTTTTGTTGTTTACGTTGATGACAAAAACAAAAACGAAAAATACTTGGCTGATGAATACGTACAGACAAGTTTAAAGTACCAAGACAAAATCAGACGAATAAAAGAAATAATAAATGATTAAATGTTCAAAATGCGAAAGCAAGGCGACAGTAGTAGAAAATAAAATCTATTACTGCGCCATTTGTATGTTAAAAAAAATCGGAATATGGAGGGGTAGTTAGGGTCGGACAAGACCCTAAAACCTTCTGTGCGTTGAGATATGAAGGAATTTTTTGAGCTGCCCTGGTCCATTTTTTCTATTTTCTGTGGGACGAGACATTTTCTGAGGGGCGAGGGGCGAGTTACAATTATAAAGAGATTTACAAAATTCTATGCAAATTATAGAATAATTTACATTAACATTAAAATGAAAGGAGGGTATATGCACAAGTCACAAGAAGTGTTGCGAGACGGAATTTTGGGATTGTACAGCAATCAATTACTAACAATGATTATTTAAGGAGGTAAAAATGTATATCAATTTTATTCTCTTCAAAGTCTATATTGAACGATATAGTAAATGGAGTAATTTTGAATGCAAACGTGACAAAAATGAATACATAATTGATTTTGCCTTTTATAGAATCTTTTTGTATTAACGTTTAAGTACGAATTTTGTTATTTACCGTGCTGATAAAATTAATAAATAACAATAACTGAGGACAATCAATGAATGCTATTAATCTGCTAAAACATATCGAAAGTTTTAGAAAATTCGATGCAGATATACAAAGCCAAACTATTGCAGTTTTTTTGTATGTTGGAATACACGAAGGTAACGAGGGTGTTCCTATGACTAAAATTGCAACAGAACTAAATATGGCTCAAAGTTCCGTGAGTCGTAATGTTTCTCTTTTATCAAAATGGAGTTGGTCAAGAAAGGAAGGGTTAAATTTTGTTGAAGCCCTGGAAGACCCCATGGAACGTAGAAGAAAACTTGTTAAGTTAACTAACAGAGGAAAAAAATTGTATGCTACAATTAGTTAACATTACATCTAGCATAGGAAGGAGGTATATAATGAAAGCTAATCCAAAAGAGCTGCAAGAAATTTATAATTTAGTTTGCAAGACACAATGGGATTTGGGGCGAGATGAAAGCGTCAAAGACCGTGCAAAAAAGATTATAGAGTTTTGGGGCGAAGACACTTTTATAACTGACGTTGACGAAAGTATGATTGACGGTCTAGTTGCAGAGTTAAGAGATAGAAATTTATCGAATGCAACAATTAATAGATACTTGTCAGCTTTGTCTACAATGATAACTTTTTGTTTAAGAAGACATGGAGTTTATCAATTGAAGAGAAAGCCATACATAAGTTGGTTAAAAGAACCGAAACATGAATTGAGATTTGTAACTTTAGAAGAAGAAAATTTATTAATCTCTTTGTTACGTTCTTGGAACATGAAAGATGACGCTGATTTTTTTATCATGTTAATTGATACTGGAATGAGATTGTCTGAGCTGCAAAATCTTAAAGTTGGTGATTGCTATGAAGATAGAATTGTCTTAACTCATACAAAAAATAATGAGTCGAGGGGCGTTCCATTAACAAAGCGTTGCCAAAAAATAGTTGAAAGATTTTCACATGATAAAAAACCAGGTGAAAGATTGTTTCGACATTTTGCTCAGTGGAGACCAAACTCTAGTTGGCGTAAAGTTCGTAAAGCAATGAACTTAGAGCATGACAAAAGATTTGGTATTCATGCTTGTAGAAGAACTTTAGTACACAGATTATTAAATGCTGATGTTCCTTCTAAAGCTGTTCAGTCGTGGGTCGGACATAAAGATGACCGAATGATTGAACGTTACGGTACTGTACTTAGCACACGATTAACTTCGTTTGTTAACGTACTAGAACCACAATCCACTAAAGAGATTGAACCAACGGATAGTAAAGAACCGTTGCGTAAAACCTCTTAATGGATTAAATAAATGTTTGGATTAGTGTTAAAAGATATAGTAAACCATCGGATAGATAAAATTGCGCCCTTAGCTCAGTTGGATAGAGCATCGGTTTTCTAATCAGTTGGTGGTATACAAAGCCCATCGGTGTGTTTAGTGTTTTTCCACTGATATTACTATCTTTTAACACTTTCCAGGCATTCTAAAAAATTTATCTATAACAATCCGTATGTGGGTTAATTAGTACCCCTATTAGAACCAAGGGGGCTACAAGTCCCTCTATAATCAAAGGAGTCGTATGTTGAAATCAAGTAAGTATATAACATTGCCTTTTTCATCCTTGAAAGAGCAATTGGAATTAGAAAAGGATATGAGAAATCGTGGTATTAATCGTTTCCAAAAGAGACTACAAGACCACAAAAAGAGAGGTGAAGAGAGTTTTACTAATTATGGTAAGACTTTATTATCTAACTCAATAAGACCTCTTTCGGAAGCCATCAAATCATTTGTGGAAGAGGAAGACAAAAAGGGTGTCCAACCCATCGCAAAAAGATTGTTGTCATTAATAGAGCCAGACATAGCTTCATTAATCACAGCCAAGTCAATTATCAATTCAATCACAATCGCAAGAAAATTAACTAGCGCAGCAATAAACGTTGCAAGTAAAATTGAAGACGAAGTTGCGTTAAGAACTTTTGAAGAGTCTAGACCAGAACATTATGGCATAGTAAAAGCAGACCTAGATAAAAGGTCGTTTGGCTATATGTACAAAAGAAGAAAACTTAGAGAGTCAGCACAAAAGAATGAACTTGAATGGGTGCTGTGGACTCGGAGTGAAAAGGTTCATGTAGGTTACAAGCTTATAGAGCTTATGGTTTTATCTACTGGACTATGTGAAGTAAAAGCGCAGCTCAGAAAAAAACGACAAGAAAAAGTTTTGTTACCAACAGAGAAAACGTTGGAATGGATAAATAACAGAAATGATTTTCTAGAAGTTTTAGCACCAGAATATTTTCCAACAATTGTTCCACCGAGAATGTGGGAAGAAGGGAAGGTTACCGGTGGTGGTTATTATTCAAGACATATAAAACCATTAAACTTAGTTAAGTATCGTAAAAGAGAAAACTTAAACCAAATTAAAGATGTCAAAATGCCAATCATTTATAAAGGTATAAATGCAATGCAATCGACACCTTATAAAATAAATCATTTTATCTTAAATGTTTTACAAAAAGCATGGGATAAAAATATTACTATTGGTGGTTTACCAAAAGCTGAACTAGAAGAATTACCAAACAAACCACACGACATAGATACAAACAAAGAAGCAAGAAGAGACTACAGACAAAAAGCTGTCCTGGTCCACACAGAAAACGCAAGACAAAAATCTAAAAGATTATTGTTTGCAAAAGTTTTGTGGATTGCAGATATGTTTAAAGATAGAATTTTCTATCACGCCCACACGTTAGATTTTAGAAGTAGATGTTATCACGTAACAAACTATTTAAACGGACAAGGTGTTGACTTTGCAAAGGCTTTACATTTGTTTGGAACTGGTAAGAAAATTACAAAAGAAAACAATGGTGAGTTTTGGTTGGCTGTCACTGGCGCAGCTCTATTTGGAATTGATAAAGTAAGTAGAAAAGAACAATTAGAATGGGTAATCAATAATCAAAAAATGTTTAATGAAATTCAATCAGACCCATTTACTTTTAGAGATTGGGAACACGCAGACAAACCGTTTCAGTTTCTTGCATGGGTAAATGAATGGTGTGAATTTAAAAAGCAAGGTTATGGTTATGAAAGCCATTTTATTTGTAACCAAGACGGAAGTTGTAACGGTATTCAACATTACAGTGGAATATTAAAACACACACCGTCAGCTAGAGCAGTAAACTTAGCACACAGTGAAAGACCACAAGATGTTTACACTGTAGTAAAAGATAAAGTTGTAGAAAATTTAAAAACTATGACTGATAGTGAGTTTGCAAAACTTTGGTTACAGTTTGGAGTAAAACGGTCTACCGTTAAGAGAGCAATAATGACAAGTCCTTATGGCTCAACACGATATTCTTGCAGTGACTTTGTAGATGAAGACATTGTAAAAAGAAAAGACCAAGGTGACCTTCATCCTTTTGGTAGTGCTTCATTTCAAGCTTGTACATTTTTGGCAGGCGTGATTTGGGACTCAATGGGTGAAGTATTATCTTCGGCACGATTAGGAATGTCGTTCTTGCAAGATTGTGCAAAAGTTTTAGCAAAATCTGGACACGCTGTACGTTGGAACAATCCAGTTGGATTTCCAGTAATACAAGATTATCCAGAATTTAAATCTATGCGAGTAAAAACAAAATTATTTGGTGAAGTAATTAAACCTAGAATAAACGTAGAAACTGAAAAGTTTTCTATACATAAAGCTAAGAATAGTTGTCCACCAAATTATATACACGCTCAAGACTCAGCGCATTTATTTATGACTGTGGTCCAGGCGTATGACAAAGGGGTATCACATTTTTGTAATGTGCATGACTCTTTTGGAACATTGGCTGCCGACAGTCAAACACTAGCAGACACAATTAGAGAAACTTTTGTAGAGTTATATTCTAATGGTTGTCCGTTAGAAGACTTTAAGACATCAATGTTACCAATATTATCAGACAAAGAAAAAGAGAAGCTACCAAATGTCCCAGAAAAAGGTGACTTTGATATTCAACAAGTTTTGAAGAGCGAATTTTTCTTTGCGTAAATCAATCCACTAAGGGGTTAATAGTACCCCTATTAGAACTAACGGAGTAAACTATGAAGGAAGTTCAAATGCCTTTAGACGAAGGCGTAGCCTTAATTGAAAAAGGCTATTTAGATGAAGAAACAGTAAATGAGGAAATAGAAGATGAAGAATAAATACACAAAGATTGTTACACCAAAAGGCGTGGCTCAATATCCATGGCTTAGTTCACCAGACACAAAGTTTAGTGAAATAGGTGAGTATAAAACAAATCTTATTCTTAATAAAAAAGACGCTCAAGACATTATCAAGATGATTGATACTGCTAGAGAAGAAAGTATGAAACTTGCTGCTGAGAAATCAAATGGCAAGAAAATAAAACAAGCTGACGCACCTTACTTTGATGAAGTTGATGATGACGGAAAGCCAACTGGCAATGTTATTTTCAAATTTAAATGTAAAGCAAAGGTTACTACTAAAAGTGGTGAGAGTTTTGAAAACAAACCAACACTCTTTGACGCAAAAGGTAAACCAATGCTTAACATAAATGTATGGGGTGGTTCAGAAATAAAAGTTAGTGCTGAACTTATTCCGTATTTCACCAGTATGGTGGGGGCAGGAGTCAGCATGAGACTTAGAGCTGCACAAGTAATTAAATTAATTGAAGGTGGCTCAAATTCTTCTGGCTACGGTTTTAAAGAAGAAGAAGGATATGAACACTCAGAGACGAAAACAACTGAGGAGTTTGAGGATGATACTAAGACCGAGGTACAAGAAGATAAAGACGACTTCTAAATATAGAAGTGGTTTAGAAGAACAGATTGCTCGACAATTAAAATTGAAAAATATTAAATTCGAGTATGAAACAACGACTTTAAAATATACGAAACCTGAAAAAGTACATAGGTATACGCCAGACTTTATATTAATAAAGAAAAGTGGTGAGCCTATGTACATTGAGGGCAAAGGTAGGTTTTTAACAGTGGATAAGCAAAAATCATTGTTAGTCAAAAACCAATACCCTAATCTAGATTTACGATTTGTATTTTCAAATTCAAAAACTAGAATTTCTAAAAAATCCAAAACAACATACGCAATGTGGTGTGAGAAGCATGGTTTTAAATATGCTGACGGCTACATACCAAAAGAGTGGATTAAAGAATTAAATTAGGGTATACCTCCCGTAGGGTAGTTTTCATATGCTACCTTTTGTAGTGACCCCTGAGATAACATCAAAGGGGTCTTTCTTTTCAGACCAAATATTTTGGGTCAAAAAAATTTACAGGAAAAATTAAAATGGAAAAAAGTGATTTTATGTATCACGCCCCATGTTCTGAATGTCAGAGCAAAGATAATGTGGCTGTGTACTCAGACGGACACGGACATTGTTTCGGATGTGGTCATTACTATCACACTTACGAACAAACAGAGGAAACGAAATTGGAAACTGAATTAATACAAGGTGAACATAAACCTTTAAACAAACGACATATAAATTTGGAAACAACAACCAAGTTTAATTATCAGATTGGTAAACACAATGGTAAGACAGTTCAAATTGCAAACTACTATGACAAACATAATAAATTAGTTGCACAGAAACTACGTTATCCAGACAAATCGTTTCAATGGTTAGGTGATAGCAAACAAGCTTTATTGTTTGGACAAAATTTATGGCGTGACACAAATAAAAAAATAGTAATTTTAGAAGGTGAACTAGACGCACTGTCTATGTCGCAAGTACAAAATAATAAATGGGCTTGTGTTTCAGTTAAGACTGGAAGCCAAGGCGCAAAGAAAGACTTACAACAACAAATAGAATGGCTCGAACAAGCAGAAGAAATTATTCTTATGTTTGATAATGATGAACCAGGTAAACTGGCAGCTCAAGAGTGTTCTAAATTATTTACTCCTGGAAAATGTAAGATTGCAACTCTCCCAAGGAAAGACGCTAACGAAATGTTGGTCCAGGGGGAGACTGCAAAACTTATTGACTGTATGTGGAGTGCAAAAACTTACAGACCAGATGGAATTATATCTGGTACAGAAATTTTTGAATTGTTATCTAAAGAAGATAAGACAGAAACAATTCCATATCCTTTTGATTGTTTAAATACAAAAACATTAGGGATGAGAAGAGGTGAACTTATAACTGTAACCAGTGGTACTGGACAAGGTAAGTCACAGCTTTGTCGTCAAATTGCTCACCACCTTATAAAAAGTGGAGAGTGTGTTGGCTACATTGCATTAGAAGAAAGTGTAAAGAGAACTGCATTAGGAATAATGGGTATCGATTTACAAAAACCATTACACTTAAACAAAGACGGAGTAAGCTAAGATGAATTAAGAAATAGTTTTACTTCAACAGTTGGTAGTGGCTTATTGTATCTTTTTGACCATTTTGGCAGTACCGAAAGTGATAACTTACTTTCTAAAATTAGATACCTTGCGAAAGGTTTGGGTGTTAAGTGGGTTATACTTGACCACCTGTCTATTGTTATTAGTGGTTTAGAAAGTTATGACGAAAGAAAATTAATTGATGTCACAATGACTAAGCTTAGAAGTTTAGTTGAAGCAACTGGCATTGGTTTAATTTTAGTTAGTCATTTAAGAAGACCAGAAGGTAACAAAGGTTACGAAGACGGAATACAAACATCATTAAATTCTTTACGTGGTAGTCATGCAATATCTCAATTGAGTGACAGCGTGATTGCGTTGGAGAGAAATCAGAATGATGATGAGAATAAAAACTACACAACAGTACGTGTGTTGAAGAACAGACACACTGGTGACACTGGCAAATGTGGAACATTATATTTTGATAATGACACAGCTTGTCTTGTGGAAATTAAGGAGGGACATGAAAGAGATTTCTAAAGTGAAAAGAGTCAAGGGTTGGAATAT